GTTTTGAAACACACATGTCAGTACCTCCCATTACCACCGTTTTACGGCGGCTGGGCTGGTCCGACAGCTTGTCTCCCCGAAACGGGAAGACACCATATGTAGACGTCTGCAAAGACGCCTACGCCTGCCTCCGTAACGGAGGCAAACCTCAAAGACATCACGTCGACCAGACGTGTGTCACTCTGTTCGGCGCACTGCCGAACGAGTATCTCAGGCACGCCTGCAAAGGCGTGTCCTATATCTATGCGCCATCCGGTACCGGATGGTCGTACGGGTCGCAGCTCAACGCGACCTTTAGGAGGTTCCTGCTCAGGAAGCTCTTTTGGTTTAAGGACCTGAAACAGGTCTTTAAAATACGCCTCTACTCTCTATGCGAGACAGAGGACTCCTGGAGTGAGTTATCGAACTTGCTCCAGACTGTCGAGGGCCGCGTGATCGCTGCCCTCCTCTCGGTAGGAGATAAACTCTCCTACGATGAGATCGACGCGTTAAACGTTTCGATCTGTTCAAATCTTTTGAACAATCCGACCTATCACAGGCGGATGAAAACTTACTTGAAACAGGTAAGGAAAGCTGTATTCAGCGGAGCCGCGGTACCCGTGGCTCCAAACGATATGTCGTGCCTTTACAGGCTCGTCAAGAAAGCTCTCGACTGCACAAGTCGAGATGAGAAGGCATATAGGATTGCGACCTTATGCCAAACTAGGGCGGGTGGAATCTCTACCCCCACCGAAAGATTGATTTCAGCCCAGAAATGGGTTGAAACAGTAACCGAATCCCTGGACGGGGATCCGGACTACGCGCTCGATCCACTCGAGCTAGCGTTGAACCAGATCCGAGCGGATCCGGTTTCGATCCAGGCACACATGCGTGTGTCTGTCAGTACTTCAGCCTGCCTCGAAACGAGTCGGGCTAAGGGTGGCAAGCTTTCGCATGCCGCCAGACTGCTTGCGGATTTCCCGCAAGTCAGGAAGATTGACCTCGAAACGGGTCAATACACTGCGGAATTCGTCAATTCGCGGGAGAGCGCTGGAGAAGCGCTCTTCCATCTCTCTCTCGCAGCGATGCGAGAGGACTTCAGGGACGGGATGACCGTGCGGGCATCCATCGTCAATGAACCCGGAGCGAAAGCGCGGGTTATTACTGCTGATAGTTTCTATCATTCAGTTGTCCTAGGGCCATGGTCACATGCATGGCTCTATGTCCTAAGGGACTTCCCCGCCGCAAGGGCAGGGGTATCTGAAGGCCGGCACGGCTGGACCTTCATCCGTTCTATAACGGCATCCAGGCCAGATTTGGCTTGGATATTCGATGCAACGGACGCACGGCGTCTGTCTGCGATATCTACGGATCTGTCTGAGGCGACAGATCATCTCTTCTGGTCGGCAGCGAAGGCGCTGCTCGACATGGCAAACCGCGTACTACGGTTTCCCTCTTGGTATGCAGACCTTGTGAAAAGGTCGCTAACAGAGTCCCGGAACGTTTCGTTCCGAGACGGGAAATTCACCTGGAAGGGTGAGTCCACGAACGGTATCTTCATGGGAGATACCGGATGCAAAGTGCTGCTAACAATGTCAAACCTGTTAGCTGTAGTTAATATGTCCCTTTCGGGAGATGTTGCTAGTGCGGTCGTCGGTGATGACCACACCACTTTGACCCGCGACCCGGAACGGTCGCTGGAAGTTTATCGCCGTACCCTTACGGGTATGGG